ATAACACCATCCGGCCAACGTAAACTGAATAGAACTTCACGGCATCGTTCTTCTGTCTGGAAGCGTTTCATGAATTCGATAAGGTCTATAGATTTCTGTTGCATTTAAACACCTCATATCAAAAAGATTACTCATAGAATAGCAGATTTCTTTCTCTTGCGAAAGATTGATAATCATATTAAACATTGCGGCGCAAGCCGCCGAAGCCGAGTCGAAGGAGTAGCGGAAATGGAGGATCGAAATTGAAAGCATTTAGAAATATTGATATGCGCGATGAAAAAACAAAATTATGTCTTTGTCTTGCCGGTGGGCGGAGGCCGTATACGGCTTGTGCGTTCTACAAGCACAAGAAAAATGAGCAATTCGCTATTTGTACGCACATTGACGTAAATAGACTATGCCAGCGGGATACCAAACCGGCAAAAACGGGCGGCGGTGACAATGGCGGCGTGTAGTTCATGCGGCAAGCTCATTATATGGCCGGATAACCCCGTTCTTAAAAACGAAGTGCCGTTATGCCCTTCGTGCAAACCGCAAATGTACAGCGGAGAAGCGTTTATATTCAACGGTTTTGATATAAACCTTTTCTTTATAGATTGGAAAAACGGGGCGGAGTGTATGCCGGTTATAAAAAAATGCCCGTTCGCGAGGTTGTTACATACAACGTGGGGGGATTATATGCGGCTATGCAATCCATGCGAACACCGCCGCGCTTGTTGGAATCAGGAAGAACGGAGGAGGATTGAAGGATGAAACTGAAAACCATAGCGTCATTATTTAACCGAAACAAGCGGCTTACCATTTACACCGCAGCGGACGGCGAACAATGGATAGGTAACGGCATAGCTATGTATTCTTTGCGCGGTATGCCGCACATGACGCCCCCTATTGTTTTACGTATTTTTGACGTTCCGCCCGACAAATATGAAAAATGGGTTTGCGCCGAAAGCGACATGCCGACCGCTATTGACTTTTCAGACGACACCCTGGGCGATACCCACATAAGACCGTTAAAAATCGGTATTGAGTGGTCCGGGGATAATTATTTACTGTTCCCGGACGAACGGCGGATTTACAGCTTTAACATAGATTATTTAAAACCGCTAATTGGCGATCCTTATCTCATGTATCACAAACGAGAAACAAAGGACGGCGGCTTCGTGCTTGCCTGCAAGGTGGGGCTTGAGCTTGAGGCGATTGTCGCCCCGTTCATTTTTCACGAAAATGACGGTTTTGTGGCGGAGATAGCAATCATATCGGGGGCGTATGGCTTAATGCACAGCGGGGGCGGAATTATAAACGCCGCACGTTCGCTTTTCGGCGCGGACGCGGAAATAACAATAGTTACCCCCCGCGACACAAATAAAGACCCGGACGAGGGGGGTATGTCGAGCAAACAACGGGAATTATAAGGCGCACAAAAGAAAAAACGAAGGGAGATTGACAACGAATGAAAACCATCAGCATTATCAACTTAAAAGGCGGCGTCGCAAAAACAATATCAGCCGCAAACATAGCGCACAATTGCAGGCATGAAAACTTACGTTTTTAAGCTCTACAATTCCCGAAGAAATAAACACCTTGACAGGAAGATCAATCTTGCCGGGTGTATCTACAATCACTGTATTGCCGTACACCGACGATATTACCTACTTTTCGGAAAAAGTTTGAGTGCATATCGTATAAAACTTCACGTCACGAAGCTCAAAAAAACAAAGCGTTTCAGCTTTTGGAATAATCTCGGTTCTCAAGCAATTCAGGACATAACCGAGCGTATCGACCGTGCATATAAGCTCTTTTTCCGCAATTTAAAACACGGAATTAGAACAGCACCGCCTGCATTCAAAAAGGTGCGCCGTTATCGGTCTTTCACTCTGAAACAAGCTGGATACAAGCTGCTGTCGGGGAACCGTCTAACTATCATGGGCAAAGAGTACAAATACTTCAAATCACGCGAGATTGAAGGTGATATTAAAACTCTTACAGTAAAACGCGATGCGCTGGGTGATTTCTATCTCTACTTCGTGACGGGTGAAGACATTGAGCCAACCGAGGTCAGATCGGGTGAAAGCGTCGGCCTTGATTTTGGACTCAAAACGTTCCTCACCACGTCGGACGGAGAGAAAATCGAATCACCGCTGTTCATGCGTCAGGCTTCCGGCAAAATCAAGAGGCTATCGCAGAAACTCAGCAAGAAAAAGCGAGGGAGCCGTAACCGTACAAAAGCACGGCTGAATCTTGCGCGAACGCATAAGAAAATCACGAACCAGCGGAAAGATTTTCATTTTAAACTTGCGCTGGACCTGTCACGGCGATATGCCAAAATCTACGTTGAGGACTTAAATCTCAAAGGAATGCAGCGTTTGTATGGACGCAAGATATCCGACCTCGGACACGCTCAGTTTGTAAATATTCTAGGCTGGCAGATGCACAAGCACGGCTGTCAAGGCGCGAAGATAGATCGATTCTATCCATCAAGCAAAACCTGTTCGTCGTGCCTATACATCATGCCGGAACTGCCTTTGCAAGTCCGAAACTGGATATGTCCCGAATGCAACGCGGCACATGATAGAGACATAAACGCCGCGATAAACATAGAACGAGTGGGGGCATCCACTCTTAGAGGAGAAGATGTCAGACTTGCTCCGGCAAGCAATCTTTGTTGATCCTAGAATCCCACGACTTTAGTCGTGGGAGTATGTCAAAAACAAGGAAACGGGCGGAGTATAACTCGAAGCGTGAGAGGGCGGCGCACATGGAGCAGGGAAGGGTAAAAAAAATTCTGTCTTTTTGCCGCAATATTGACGGCGAAATAAAGCTGAAAAACGACGTATTACGGGATTATGAGGACGTTTACTATACGAGCCGCGGGAGTGACATGCTTGACGGTATGCCACGGAGCAAATACCAGACGTCAAACCCCACAGAAGCAATTATTCTAAACGTCCCCAATTCGGTATATACGGCAATGCAGGGTATACGCGAAGATATAGAGCGGCTTGCCGCCCTCAAGGCCGCTATATTAACCGAGCTTGACAAGTTGCCCCTCACTCATAAAAACATACTTTATTATTTTTACATAAAGGGCCTGCAATGGGTACAAATATCGGTACGCGTGAACTATAGCCTGACGCAATGCAAGAAAATACGTAACAGGGGACTCGGATTTTTAGCTAAACATTTTGCAGAAAACGACCTGATAAAAAACTTCAATTACCCGAGATGAAAAAGTGTCCGCGAGCGCCCTTTTTTCATGCTATATTTATATCGTCAGAAAGTGCCGGAAAACAGGAATTTTATAACGATTTTTGGAAAGCGAACTTCGATAAACGGTCGAGGTTCATTTTTTTGTGCGCTTCCCTGTTGAGTTCGAGGGCGCATATAGCAAAACAAACGGATGGAAAATATTATTTTCAAAAACCTCTTGACTTTATGTGCCATATAAATTATATTTGATGTGGCGCATAAAGTGAGGTGATGAATTGAGCCCGCGAACAGGCAGGCCAAAGGCAGAAAAACCCAAAACAGTGAACTACTCTATACGCCTTGATGTTGAAACAGAAGCAAAGTTACAACAGTACTGCAAGGAGAACAATATTACTAAGGGTGAGGCGATACGTAGGGGTATTCACTTGCTTTTGGCAAAAAAATAGAAACGCCCGTCCTTCCTCCAAAGAATCACGAGCGTTTCAAACACCAAACCGCAAAGGTTCGATATGTTGATTATATTATGCCTTTGCGGAAACTCCAAGGAGGTATTTTATAATGTTAAACGAGAAAAACGCAAAAACAGCCTTTAAAACAATAATGGATGTGCTACGCAAGGGCGGCTTCACGGTAAAGTTATACAAAAATGACCACGGTCATCAGGCGTACGGCGTGATGTGCGGAAAAAGCATATCTATCTGCACCAAATACGATTACCCGACAAGGATTAACACGCTCATTTCCTTGGTCACAAATTATTATGCGTCCCAAATTTGGCATATAACTTTTACCAAATTTGAAATCAGAGAAAACCCGAAGTTTTATATGGTGCTGACAGATAGGCCAAAGCGAAGGCACGAATACAGACTGGATAACACGCTTGACAACTCAACGGCGCTCATGGTTCACCACTTGTTTAACACCGGAGTTATCGAGTATGCCGAGGCTCATTGACCTAACGGGTAAGCGGTTCGGGCGGCTTACGGTTGTAAGCCGCGCCGAAAATAATAAACGAGGTGAGGTTCAATGGTTATGCAAGTGCGATTGCGGGAATGAAACTATAACGCGGGGTAATTCTTTAACTATGGGGCGTGTGAAAAGTTGTGGTTGTTATGCACGGGAAAACCATATAAAAATTACGCACGGAAAATCAAAAACACCGCTACATAAAACGTGGATAAATATAAAGCAACGCACCGAAAATCACAATTCACCAGACTACCATCATTACGGCGGACGCGGCATTACAATGTGCGATGAGTGGAAGGCGAGCTTTCAATCATTCTATGATTGGGCAATGAGAAACGGCTACAAAACCGGGCTTACAATTGACAGGATAGACAATAATAGCGGGTATCGCCCCGATAATTGCCGATGGGTAAGCCGTAAATTACAAACAAACAATTGTAGGCGAAACATCCTGATTACGTTAAACGGTGAAACAAAAACACTTTCGCAATGGGCAGAGCTTTATAACATCAACGATAGAACTGTTTCATACCGGTTACGCCGAGGTTGGGACGAAAAAGCGGCATTAACGACGCCAACTAAAAAATAACACGACTAAAGGCGCTCAAGCGAGCGTCTTTTATTTTTACGAAAGGATATGAGTTGATGGCTAAACCAAGAAGTCCTAAACGCGCCGAAGCAAAACAACTATGGTTAGCCAACAACGGCACAATTACAACAAAAGAACTTGCCGCGCGTATCGGCGTTTCAGAGCCCCAAGTTCGTAAGTGGAAGTCGTTCGACCGCTGGGGAGATGAATTAAACGCAAAAAAACGCGGCGGGCAAAAGGGCAACCGTAACGCCGCCGGGCACGGTGCACCAAAAGGAAACGCCAACGCTTTGGTCCACGGCGTTTACGCGCGGGTTCGTCTTGAAAACTTAACGCCCCAAGAACGGGAATATATAGAACAATTAACCCTTGACGTGAGAGAAAATATACTGCGCGAATTAAAGTTATTATCCGCGAAAGAGCGGGATTTATCGCGGAAAATAAACTTTTATGAAAATTCAAACCCTAACGATTTATTTATTGACAGGGTTGTTGAAATGCTCGTACCAAAAGATAAAAAGGAAAAAGAAAATACTACGGCCAGCATTGAGGAATTAAAAACCGCAATGCGAACGGTAATTAAGTCAAGCCCCTTTGACCGAATAATGAAGCTTGAGGCGGAGCATAACAAGACGCACGGGCGGATACTAAAGCTCATTGACACCATGCGGGCGCATGAGATAGACAAACTGAGCTTTGATCTCAACGAGCGCAAGCACACGCTCACGAAGCAGCGGTTGGCGGGTGAGTACACCATAGACCCTGACACAGGGGAGATCGACGACAGGGGCGGCGTAGAGGACGTGGAGGGCTTAGGCGTTGACACGTAGCGACCGCGCACACGCGCCGGGCACCACGCGACACGCAACAACTATACACGCGCCCCGCCCCGCGAACCGCATATAGAACACCGCCGCGCACCGTGGCGGCGCTCTCCGTCGCCGACAGCCGCCGCAAATCGCAAAAAGGTACTTCCGGCGGGTGTTTGGGCCATGCGGGTACGACGACCCCGGGGGGTGTCTAGTTTGAAATTATTTTAATTTACTTCCGCATTTTTATTGGAGAATTTAAAAGGGGTGCAAAAAAGGCGGCCAGGGGGTTGTGCCTTTTGAAAGTGAAAGTCTACGACGTAAAAGCGATTGCCCGGGTATTAGATTTAACCGAGCGGCGCGTTCGGCAACTGAAAAGCCAGGACGTAATACATGAATACCGGGGTTCTCCGGGGCTTTACGAGCTTTTGCCGACGGTCCACGCATACGTAAATTATTTACGCAAGCGCAATCCTGAAAGCGCGGAAAATATAGACTACAACACCGAGCGGGCAAAGCTCGTAAGAGCGAAGCGGCTTAACGAGGAATACGACCTGCGAGTTAAGGAAGGCGACCTGCACGCTTCGGTGGACGTTGAAGCGGTCATGACAGACATGCTGATGAATTTCAAGAGCCGCCTTATGGCGATACCCGCGAAACTTTCACCCGTGTTATCGAAAAAGACGGCCCGGGCGGAGATACACAGGATATTAAAAGATTCCATTGACGAAGCCCTTAACGAACTTGCGGATTTTGATAATGTTTTCGGAAAGGAAGATACAAATGTCGGATAAATTTACTGTCGGTCATTCGGAGTATACGCCGAATAATTTTTTCGGCGGCGTTTCGCTACCGCAAGGCCCGGGCGGCGTAGGCGTACCACCCGGCGGCAATGCGGGGCAGGCTTTAATAAAGAAAAGCAATAAAGATTTTGATACGGAGTGGGGCAATGTATCGGGCGGAAGTGGCGGAACGGTCAAATGGTTCAACGACATTGCGGCACGGGACGCATACTATACCGAAAACCCCGAACAACTTATTGAGGGAATAAGCGTTGGTATTGGTAATCCCGTAACGGCTTACACCTTTGACGGTATGCAATGGCTACCCGGCGCGTTGGCGTTCAAAAACGATCCTCCCATGCACACACACACGCAAAACATAGCGGCGAGCACATGGACGATACCCCACAACCTAAACCATCGACACGTCAACGTTCAAATTGTTGACAACGCAGGAAACACGATAAAATGCGACGTTGACTACACCAGCGCCAATATCGTCACCCTGTCTTTTTCAATTCCACTAGCAGGCACGGCTATTATCCGGCTATAAGCCGAAAAAATTAAGGAGGAATACAAAGATGGCCCAGCAGACCTACACAAACACCCAATTAATTGGCACCACACCGACAGCCCCCCAAGACTACGTTACCATGCAATGGGTAGAAGATTATGTTGCGGGAAAAGTTAAGGCCCCCGTCCGCGTCGTAAGCGCGGCGAACCTTGCGGGAACATACGACCCCGGAACGAAAACATTCACCCTCGGCACAACAGGCGAGTTAGTCATTGACAGCGTTCCGCTTGCGACGGGCGACAGATTATTTCTCGCTAAACAGACCGACGCAAAGCAGAACGGTATTTACATTGTGACCGTTTCCGGTGGCGCATCGACAGCGGCGATACTCACCCGCGCCGCAGATTTTGACGACGACGACGAAGTATTCAGCGGCGTAAGAATCACCGTATCCGAAGGCACGCTATACAGCGACACCACTTGGAAATTATCAACGGCAGGAATCATTGTACTTGACGTAACGGCCCTTGATTTTATACAAGTCGCATCGGCGACCGGGGCGCAAAAGTACGCGGCCACGATCACGGGCGACAATCTCAAGACGGTTTTTGAAATCGAACATGAGCTGGGAACAACAGACCTCGACGTGTCCGTCTGGAATCTGGCGACCAACAGTAAGGTATTGACCGACATAACCATCGTGGACAATGGCACGATCACGGTATCATTCGCAGCAGCGCTCAGCACGGCGCAAAGTTTCAGGGTGGTTGTAATCGGATAAGGGGGTGCGCCATGCTTGAAGTATTATCCAGATTGAAATTACCCGTCGAACCGGAAACGCCGCAGGAAGTAGCGCGGAAAGAAGATATCGCCGGATTGAACGTCGGGTTCAAAATCGAGAGCAATGGTCAGTTCGACGCTCTTTACTTTAATTATTTTGGCGTCTGGATGCAGATCGTCAGAATTGATAAATGGGCCAGCGACACGTTTACCGAGGCCGTGATCGAGGACGGCAATCTGTATTTCGTTTATGGCGGTACCGCGCCCGTGTTTTTTACCACGGTGATCGAAGACGGGAATTTATATGTGATTCCAAAAAGGGACGACGTAAACAGCCCGTTTTCGCTCGAAGACGGAAATCTGTATTACACAAGGGGGGTACTATTCGATGAGTAGGGTTTTGTTAGGGTCGGTCGTTGGTCCGCCCGGCACACAGTGGTTTACTGCCTTGGCGAACATGACTGCCGCTCCGGCCGGAGCGCGGATCGGTGATTTAGTTGCGAATGGCAGCCTTCTCACACGCACGGTCGGTACGAGAACGCTGAATCCGGGGCAGTTTTCGCAGATCACGGCGCTGTCGCCGTTTACGCTGGCTCCGGCGCCGTTTAGCGAACTTCCGAAGGGACAGCAGGGCATACCAGGCCCGCAGGGGCCGGCGAGTGGGGACGTAGCGCATGATCAGCTTGTGTCGTTTTATCAACGTCGGTTTTTTTACAACAACATTGCACCGGACTCCTCGGTGGAGCTATGGGAGTATGGTTCTCCCCTTGACGGGTGGGCGCATTACACGCCACGTAAGGGTAATTTCCGACAGGCGTTTGCTATCTTTTGTCCGGGAGTGCTTGAAATCGGAGGGTATGCCGGTAATCGTTACCCCTTGAGCGAACTCTTTGACTTAGAGGTTCACGATGATGAGCACCAAAACGGCGGGCCGCCTGACTATGTCGACCAGTGGGCGCATTTTACCCTCTACATTGAAGAAGTGCGTAACCGTTGGGAGCTGGACGTCGAGTCAATAAGAATCAGACTGCGTGGCGGTTCACAAATAAGGCACGACCTGTCTTATGAGTTTTGGTTTCCGGGGAACTGGCCTTATCTCTACAACCCCACAAGCCGACCTGTACACGCGGAGGTTTATTTCTCGTTCTTAGGGTATTTGTATCGTTAGGGGGGTAATGGAAATGATAAAAAAGATACTAACGGGCTCTGCGGAGTTCTTCCCCGACACGGCGAAGGACAAAGACTACATCGTGTTCCGGGAACAGCCGGAAACGTTCAAGCATATCCGCGAGGGCGGCGAGTGCCTGTTTAGTTACCGCCCGATGACCAAGGCGGAATATTTCGCGTGGCATGAAAATGAAAACGCCTGGTACTTGAATTTTGCGCCGCTTATCACGAAAGAGTTTCTCGATCACATGGATATAGACATTTTCGAGGCGGACCATGACGCGGTATACGCCGTGTTCAAAAAGGCGTTTAATTTTATTTACCGGAACGTCGATGTCGGGCGGTGGAATAAGTACATTTACCGCATTTTCATCTACACCTGCTTCATCGGCAACGGCAAAACCAAGCTATCGAGCAAACAACTTGCAACCGCCCTTGAACTCAAAAACCGCGTATACAGGGACATAGCTACAATAGAGGGCATCTATCAATTTTTCGACGCCCCAGAGACCGAAATAACGCAACACATGGACAACACTTCGCTCAACACCTAAAACCGCCTCCGGGCGGTATTTAATAGAGGGGGCGGCACGGTAATGAAAGCGGCAACATATAACTTATTTAAGCGAGTATTTGCCGTTTTACAACCGCCCCCGGATATGACCCTCACGCAATGGGCGGACGAAAAGCGCATACTTTCAAGAAAAACGTCCGCGGAATCGGGCCGGTGGAGAACGAGCAAAGCGCCGTATCAGCGGGAAATTATGAACGCTATTTCAGATTTGAGCATACAAAAGGTTGTTGTAATGTCCGCCGCGCAAATTGGAAAAACGGACGGCTTCATACTTAACCCGATAGGCTATTTTATGGACTATGACCCCGCGCCTATTTTGGTAATGCAACCGGATTTAGGTATGGGGGAAAGTTTCAGTAAAGACAGGCTCACGCCCATGTTAAGGGACACGCCCGCGCTACGGGATAAAGTGAATGACAAAACCCGCAACAGCGGCAACACAATATTGCATAAAGAATTTCCGGGTGGGCACATTACCATTGTCGGGGCTAACTCCCCCTCCGGCTTGCGTAGCCGTCCGATACGTATATTACTTGCGGATGAAATAGACGGATACCCCGCCACGGCGGGCAAAGACGGCGACCCACTTTTACTCGCGTCAAAAAGGCTAACAACCTTTTGGAATAAAAAAGAGGTTTTTATATCAACGCCGACAGTAAAAGGAATCTCACGAATTGAAATAGAGTTCGACAACAGCACACAAGAAATATGGCATGTCCCCTGCCCCTCTTGCGGCGAGTTTCAAGAATTGGAGTGGGGGCAGGTGGGATTTGATAAAAATAATCTTGATGATATTCGTTATACCTGCTTAAAGTGTGGCGCAACCGATAGTGAAATTGCATGGAAAGAGCATTATATAAAAGGCGTATTTATTCCGCGTTTTCCTGATAGGAGGGTGCGCGGCTTTTATTTGAACGGTCTTGCGTCCCTGCTTGTCGAATGGAAAGAAATCGTTGAAAAATTCCTTGTTGCCAACGAGGAAAAGAAAAAGGGCAACATCGAGCTTTTAAAGGCGTGGACTAATACGGAAATGGGGCAAACATGGGAGGAAGAAGGAAGTGAGATAGAACACGACGGACTTTATCGGCGTCGTGAAAAATATAATTGCGAAGTGCCAAACGAGGTTTTATATCTCACCGCGGGCGTAGACACTCAGGACGATAGATTTGAAATTGAGATTGTCGGATGGGGTTACGAGCGGGAAAGTTGGGGCATTAAGTATCAAATTATTTACGGGGATTTGAAACAACAACGGATATGGGACGAGTTAAGCGCGTTTTTAAGTCAGACATTTACAAGGGCGGACGGGACAAAATTAAAGCTCTTGCGGACGTGCGTTGACACCGGCGGGCATTTTTTCAATCAGGTATGTAAATTTTGCAAGCCGCTTTACCCTTCCGTGTTGCCGATACGGGGACGCGGCGGCTTCGATGTGCCCTATATACCGCGACCGAGTAAAAATAACCGCGTACAAACGTATATGTGGACGTTGGGAGTAGATACGGGCAAGGCGTTGATATATCAAAGCCTTGCCGTCGAGGATGAGGGCGCGAACTATTGCCATTTTCCGAAGGATAAGGGCACGGGGTACACCGAGGATTATTTTAAAGGCTTGACGGCGGAGCGCATGGTGATGACATACAAGCGCGGCAAAGCTCAATATATATGGAAACTTAAAGAGGGCGGAACAAAGCGAAACGAACCGCTTGATTGCCGGAATTACGCGCAGGCCGCGCTAGAGATAGCGGGCGTTGCGTTAAAGAAACCGGACGAAACACCCGCCGCGCCCGCAAGGAAACGGGTACGCGGCGTTCGCGGCCAGGGGGTGCAGGTATGGCAGGAATAACGCTTGAGCAAGCGCAAAAACAATTAGAAATATGGATAAAGGCCGAACGGGAAGTGGCAATAAGCCAAAGCTATAAAATCGGGGCGCGTACTCTTACGAGGGCCGATTTAAGACAAGTCAGAGAGCAAATAAAGTTTTGGGATAACAAAGTAAATCAATTAAGCCGCGGCGGGCGAAACAAGGTTTACAGAGCCGTTCCTAGAGATTTGTAAAAAATTATAAAAACCCCTTGATTTTTGTATCCACTTATATTATGATATAGGTGGATACAAAATAAAGGGGGTATGATATGTCACCACGCACAGGCAGGCCGACCGATGACCCAAAAAAACTTAACACGCGGATACGGTTGTCAGAATCGGATATCGAAATGCTTAATTATTGCTGTGAGGTTTACGGGCTTACTAAAGCGGAAGTAATTAGGCAGGGTATTAAGCAGTTATACGAAAAAGCCCAAAAGGAAATAAAAAAGTAGAAACGCCCGTCCTTCCATCGAAAGAAATACGAGCGTTTCAAAGACCAAACCGTAAAGGTTCGATATGCACATTATATCATGCCTTCGCGGTAATCCTGAGGAGGTGTTTTATAATGGCGCAAATAATCCAATTTTCAGAAATCTTAAAACAGGCAGAAATCCAAAAACAAAATAAAGCGATAGCGGCGGCAGAAAAATTAGTCATTCAGGCAGCGACTACACTAAAAAACACAATAATAGAAAACGTGGACGTTGCGTTCGATATTTCAGATGGAATCATGTATGTCGCGCAAGCTCAAGTAGAATTACTTAAGGAAAGAAGATACTTGGACAAGTTAAACAAAAGGCAGAGGTATGAGAAGGCTTATTGACTTAACAGGTCAGCGGTTCGGGCGGCTTACGGTTGTAAGCCGCGCTGAAAATGATAGGCATCGTAATTCAAGATGGATTTGTGTTTGTGATTGTGGAAAAAAGAAAGAAATACATGGTATGAGCCTACGCAGAGGAAAAACATTAAGTTGTGGTTGCTTGGGAATGGAAGCGGTTACAAAGCATGGGAAAAGAAACCAACGTATTTATAAAGTATGGCGTTCAATCAAAGATAGAACTGGAAATTGCAATGACAGGCGGTATAAAAATTATGGTGGGCGCGGAATAGGGTTAATTGACGAATGGGGCGAATTTAGTGCTTTCTATGCGTGGGCAATCCGAAATGGGTATACAGAGGAGCTTACGATTGATAGAATTGATAATGACAAGGGATATTACCCCGATAATTGCCGTTGGGTAGACATGAAAACGCAATCAAATAACAGACGCACAAACCGAAATATAACATACAATGGAGAAACAAAAACAATAGCGCAATGGGCGGAATGTGTTGGAATTAAAGCAAGTGTATTATATGACCGCATAAGTAGAAGAAAATGGGATATAGAACATGCCTTGACAACACCCGTAAACAAAAGATAGATATAAGTTACTTTAAAAGACACCCGAAAGGGTGTTTTTATGTTATAGAAAGAGGCGATTAAAATAAATATTCTTGACAGAGTGATAGCGGCCATATCACCCGAAAAAGCTGTAAGAAGATTATCCGCACGAAAAAAAATAAGTATCTTAAATTCGGGTTATGGTCAGTATGGCGCAAGTCACACCAAGAAGTCTTTATTGGGATGGCTGTATAGCGGTGGAAGTGTCAATGAAGATGTCCACGACCATCTTCCGACCTTGCGCCAAAGAAGCCGCGATCTATACGCAGGTTCCGCGCTTGCTGTAGGCGCTATAAAAGTCCTCCGAACTAACACGGTAGGTTCGGGGCTTGTGCTCAAATCTCAAATCGATTATGAATTTTTGGGATTGACCGAGGAACAGGCGCAACAGCTCGGAAGCCATATTGAACGGGAGTTTGCTTTGTGGGCCGAATCCGAAATGTGCGACATAGAGCGCCTTGACAACTTTTATGAGCTTCAACAGCTTACGTTCCTTAATTGGCTTTTAAGCGGCGATGTTATAGCCCTGTTGCCGACAACGAAACGCGCCAACGCGCCGTATGATTTGCGAATACAGCTTATAGAATCCGACCGGTTAAGCACTCCGAGGGATAAGGAATACAACAAGCGCATTATTGGCGGCGTCGAAACCAACGCGGCGGGTGAGGTTGTGGCGTACCACATTCTGAACACGCACCCGCTATCAACTGAAATCGGCGCGGCGGAAGAATGGAAACGAGTTAAAGTGTTCGGAGAAAAAACCGGGCGGCGAAACGTCCTTCACATAATGAACCGGGAGCGGGTAGGGCAAAGGCGCGGCGTACCATTTCTTGCGCCTGTAATCGAGAGTTTAAAGCAACTCGAAAGGTACACCGAGGCGGAACTTATCGCCGCCGTAGTGAGCGGATATTTTGCCGTATTTATTGAAAAAAGCGACATGAGCGGGGAAGGTCAGGTATTGGCCGAGGTAATACCTGAAAGCGAACGGGTAAGCTCAAACGCTAATGATATTGAAATCGGCAGCGGTTCAATCATCGACTTAGAGGAAGGGGAAAAGGCTAACGCTGTAAGTCCGGGGCGTCCAAACGCTAATTTCGACCCGTTTGTATCGTCCATCTGTAAGAGCGTCGGTACGGCATTGGAGATACCCTACGAGGTACTCGTCAAGCATTTTGGAGCTTCCTACAGCGCATCGAGGGGCGCGTTATTGGAGCTTTGGAAGTCCGTAAAAATGTATCGTAGTTGGCTTGTCGCGGATTTTTGCCAGCCGATTTTCGAAGAATTTTTAGCCGAAGCCGTGGCAAAGGGTAGAATAATCGCCCCCGGCTTCTTTTCAGACCCCGCAATACGCCGAGCATATAGCGGGGCACAGTGGAATGGGCCAGCGCAATCAAGCCTTGACCCGACTAAAGAAGTATTGGCGGCGAAAATGCGGGTTGAAAATGGTTTCTCCACTCGCGACAGAGAATCCCAAGAACTCACCGGCGGCGATTTTTACCGAATGGTTAAACAACGCAAGGAAGAAGAAAAGCTGATGAAAGAAGTGCGGGACATCGAGCAAGAAAATAAAATAAAAAATTCTTGAAAAACCTCTTGACTTATGTTCTAACATAATTTATATTTTTGTTGGAACATAAAATGGAGGTGATAAATTGTCTCCACGAACAGGCAGGCCAATCAAAGATGGTCAACGAAAGGAAGAGCGGATAACCTTTAGAGCAACGGAACATGATTCTTCAAAAATCGAATTTTGTTGTAAGGAAACAGGATTATCAAAATCAGAAGTGATTAGGTTGGGGGTAGATAATCTTTACGAGCAATTAATAAGAGTAAAAAAATAAGAAACGCCCGTCTACCGTGACAAGTAAACACGAGCGTTTCAAAGACCAAACCGTAAAGTTTCGATATGCACATTATATCATGCCTTCACGGTAAACAGGGAGGTATTTTATAATGGCGAATACGGCACAGATAATACAGTTTACAGAAGCCTCTAAACGACAAGCGGTAATCCGAAAGAAAAAAGCAGCCGAAAAATGCAAACAAGCATTAAAAGAAATGCATGACAAGGGTTATGACCTAATGGGAATGGTTGGGCAGAACCGCGATATTATGCTTGACCTTGCTGAGACTATAGTCACTCTCGTTGAAGCTATCGAACAATTTGAAAGCGCAAAAGACGAACGCGACAAGGGGCCACAGCATGAGACGGCTTATTAATCTGATCGGGAGGCGCTTCGGACGGCTTACGGTTGTAAGCCGCGCCGAAAATGCGCCATGCGGAAAAGCAAGATGGAACTGCTTGTGTGATTGTGGTAAAGAAAATAAAGAATATGATGGAAATTTAAAAAGAGGTGGAGTTAAAAGTTGCGGTTGTTTGAAAAAAGAGATAGGAATAAGATGCTATAAACACGGAAAAACATCTACACGCCTGTATAACATTTGGAGAGGAATGAGGAAGAGAACTTATTGCCAAAATCAAAAAGACTATGAAGGATATGGCGGAAGAGGAATTGCGGTATGTGATGAATGGAAAAACAATTATGAAGCTTTCGAAAAATGGGCTTTGCAAAGCGGATACACAAACAATCTAACAATTGAGAGAATAAACAATGACGGCGATTATACACCAGAAAATTGCAGATGGGCAACGGTTGAGGAGCAGGGTAATAACAAACGAAACAATCACTACATCACATATAACGGAGAAATAAAAACCGTAACAGAGTGGTCGCGCATTTTTGGAATAAAAAAAGCGACAGTGTATAACAGAATCTTAACGCTTGGCTGGGATGAGATAAAGGCGATAGTAACACCAGTTAAAAAAAGATAATAAAAGAAAACCAGCATATACGAAAAAGGCACTCTTCGGAGTGTCTTTTTTGTGATGTAAGGGGAGGTAGGGGTATTGCCGAATAACGAAAATATTTCAATAAGCCGCATGGCGTGGAATTTCAGTCAAATAAACAACGACACAACGGAAATATTCATCTATGACGTAATCGCCGACAAGCAAAGAACTGATTGGTGGACAGGTGAAAAGGGGACAGAAGTAACACCGACGCTGTTTAACGAGGAATTAGGTAAAGTCACAACGCCTAATATCTGTATTCGCGTCAATAGCGGCGGTGGGGACGTTATGTCGGCGGAAGCCATACGAACCGCCATACGGGAAAAGAGGCAAGAGGGCAAAAATATAACGTGCAAGGTTGACGGTTTTTGTGGCAGTGCCGCTGTGGGAATCGCCGCGGCTTGCGAAAAAATTTCCATTCCTTCAAGCGGTTATCTCATGATTCACGATCCGGTTGCTTTCGGTTGTGGCTATTTCAGCGCGTCAGATTTCCAAAAGGGTTTGTCCATGCTTGAAAAAATCAAAGAAGGAATAATCAATGCTTACGCGGAAAAAACAGGCAAGGACAAACAAGAAATTTCGCAACTAATGACAAATGAAACGTGGTGGACCGGGGAAGAAGCTGTTAAAAACGGTTTTGCCGACAATATCATGTTCGAGAAAAGCGACACCGAAGAATCTGAGGGCAATCCCGAAAACATAAGTTTACTTGACGTTTCTATGTACAGGAATATACCAGTTTCGTTGATAGACCGCAATGTTGTAAACATGGCCGGTTTTTCAAATACAAAAAACAAAAAAGAGGGAGTTGAGGACATGGAAATCAATACTGTGGAAGAGCTGACGACGGCATGCCCGGAATTAGTAAAAGAAATTGCTAATTCAGCCGCCACTGCGGAACGCGAGCGCATACAAAACATAGAAAATATTGCGCCCTCGGGTTACGACGACATTATCAACAAAGCGAAATACGAAGTCCCCGTAAGTGCCGCCGACGTTGCAATGCAAATTCTCCAAAAGTTGAGAAAACAGGGCGTGGCGTACCTTGCGGACGTAAAGGCGGACATAGCAGACAGCGGAGTGGGTAACGTCGCAACGAGCGGGCAAGAGGGCGCGGACGGGGACGCAGACCCCTACCTTGCGGCGATTGACAGCGAATTGCCCAAAACAAATTAAGGGGAGGTAAAGCCATGTACGG